TTTACTTTCTAATACTTTTTCTAGTTCATTCTCCATTCTCTGTCCTAAGATTGTGAGATACAAATTCCTTAATATACCGAACTAATAACTTAATATAATCCCCTTTGTTTCTTTTGTCAAACACTTTGACATCACCACCAGGTGTAACCATGAGAGTGATAAGTTTTTTGACAGGGATACCAGTCAATTCATAGTAAGCAGTTGCATAGAACATTTCTTGAACGAAATAGTTCTCCAACCACTTTTCGGGTTTAATCTTTTCAGATGTCTTAAAATCGATGACTGCAAGTTCTCCTTCGTACTCTGCAATACAGTCAACTCTACCTGCTAACCCAAGGTACTCAGAGTATAAAGTCCTTTCAATAGCATGTATATTATTTATCTTGTCCAAATATGGTTTGGCATGATGGAACATGAACCGAGTTGCAGGAAGAAAATCATCCCAGTTCAGTTCTTTGTTTTCAAGATATCCTTGTGCTGCCTCATGAAAGTCAGTTCCACGGGCAGTTGCTTTTTTAGTAATGCGATTTGCTTCTTCAATACCAACACGTTCACGCCACTTGACGAAGATCTGTCGGTTATAAAAAGAAGTTACTGACGTAATAGATGGCACCCAGTCTCCATTAGGAAGATTATAGAGACGGATGCCATTTGTTTCTTTCTTGTTTAATTCAAGATCACCAAGGTAATTACAATGCTCAAAAATCATAAATTCAATTCCATCTTAGCAACTAAGTATTCTTTCACCAGTCCAGAACGAACGATATCTTCGACTCCGAACTCAATAACATCGACGGAAGGCATGATACGCAGAATCTTCATGAAGTCAGCAATACCATTTCTCTCTCTGTCTTTGATAAGGTCAGATTGAGTGGCATCACCACAGAACATGATCTTTGAATCCTGTCCGATCCTTGTGATAATACTATCAAGTTCATGATAGTTCAAGTTTTGGAATTCGTCAACAATAATAATTGCATTATCAAGTGTAGTTCCACGGATGAAACTTGTAGACCAGAATGAAATAGTTCCTTGAGTTTTAAGGTTACCATACAGCATCTCAAAGTCAGAATCTGTAGGCATCTCAAACATATACTTCACCATATTCTTATATGGAATCTGGTAAAGAGAGGACTTATCTTCATGGTCTCCAGGCAGGAAACCAATCTCTCTGGTTGCTACAAGGGATCTGACAATGTAGATCTTTTCATAAGGTGTCTTCTCACTCAACACATCCTGCAAGGCATTGTAAAGAGTGATAAAAGTTTTACCCGTACCCGCACAACCATATGCTACAAGATTCTGATCATTCTTATAGCATCTAAAAAGTTCTTGTTGATTTTCTGTAAGAGGTTCAATCCTCTTCATCAAATCTAAGTTAATTGGTTTTTTTCTTTTCATATGTTTGTTGCTCATTCCGAATGGAACTATTGGGGTTTGGGTCTTTCTTTTAGAAGCCATATGTTAGATTAGAAGGAGTAGTCTCGGTGTTTACGAACAGTGCTTCCCGGTTGTTTGGAAGCACGGTCCAGGACTTCATTCCATCCACTGGAACGAGCCTCACCCGTCCACCTAAACTCTCTTGACTGACTCGCACATCCTGCCTGCCAGTCCTTATCCCAATCTGGATTCTCTTCTTTCCATTGAGCATACTCACTCATCGTCATCGAAAGTTCTTTCTTCTCTTTCGTCTTCAAATTAATAACGGGGTACGTCGGCATAAACGTTCAATCCTTTTCTAATATTTATGAAATCCATTCCATTGCCTCAGCAACGGCAGGAAACTGTTCACAGAAGATTTTCTTTGCACCATTAGCAATGTCCATGTGCTCCTTCTGAGTGCCATTAGCAGACCTCAGATCAATATAATGGATCCATGATCGAACTGTACCGGTCATGTAGATTCTAGTTGGTGTTGCCAAAGGAAGCACAAAGCGAGCACACTCCTTTGCAATATTTGCATCAAGCATTTCTTTGTAGAGTTTCATACCCTCATTGAAATGCTTTCTCATTTTGATTTCAAATTCCTGCTTGATAAATGCATCAACATCATCAATAGAATTCTGACGATTCTTGGTGTCTTGCCTGCGTAGTTCAGGTAAAGGGATCGTCTCCGAGAGTAGGGAAGAATCAGCATACCGTTGTGAAAATTCTTGATATGTAAACGAACGATGCCGGAGCACTTGAGCTGCTACACCCCTAGTAGTATTAATCTCTAGGGTCATACTTGCCTGTTCAAAGATAGACCAGTGCTGATGTTTAATACAATAACGCAAGAGTCCTGAAAACTTTTCATTCTCTTGGTTATTTGGATTTGATACTCTGGCACAATAAGCCATGTGCTTCTCCGCATCAGGAGTAACACTGATTAATTTAACACTCATTCTTGCACCTCTTTAATCACAATATCCATCATCATCATCTCCGTCATAAAATACTTCGTCGTAATCTAAAGTGAAATGTTCTTGTGAGTTTGGTTTGTAAGCATCTACATCAGAGTATACCTCTGATTTTAGACACTCTACCAGAGACTCTAGGTTTTTGATAATTAACTTAAGCTTTTCTTTGTCCATCCTTTATAAACCCGGACAAGGGTAATTATATACAAAAAAAGAGGGTCTGTCAAGACCCTCTTTGAATACGTTGTTACAAGTAATCACTTGTTATAAGAATGTCCACGATAGCAGAAGGTGCCGTGGATTTCCTCAGCTCCTTGCTTGCACTCATACTTAACACCACGATAGGATGTCATAGCAATTTGTGCTTCGTGAAGTGCAGATGCCTTTTGGATCTGCTTCTTGATTAGATTAAGTGTGTTCATTGTAGTGACTCCTAAAAGAAAGGGATTGTTGCCCCGTTCCTTCAGTCGTGTGCGTCCTCCTAAGAGGATGAACGATCCGTTCCTCGACTTACTTGCGTCCCACAGAGTGGGATGAACGACTGGTCTATTATAGACCTCATATATTATATAGTCAAGTAAGTTGGTATAACGTGATACAGTTTATCTTACAAACTTATTGGGTTGATATCCAGATGGATTAAACTTTCTACCAAGTTTTGATGGTATATATTTTGTAGATCCATCACCTTTTGGTGCATACTTTCCACCATTACCAAACAGTTTATCATATCTCTTGGCACTGACGGTACGTCCAGTTCCACCCGAACCCAATGGATCTCCAACAACTTTAGTTCTCTGGTAGTTAGTTCCACCTGTTCTGTTTGTTTTTACTGCTTTAAAATCAGTCATCTGATTAGGACCAGATGCTTGTCTAGTATTAAATCTTCCACCACTTCCACTAGGAACTGCGTATCTATATTTGGTTTTGAACTTATTATCCCTCTGAAGGACATTCAGTCTGTTTTGCTGTCTCCTCTGCCTATATTCTACAGTATCTTTGAAGTCAGGTTTTTCTGGTGTTTGTCTCTCAAGTCTCCTTTGCGTTCTTCTTTCCATGTCTTGATCTTTCTGCCGATGTCTTTCAGCTTTCGCACGTTCTTTCTTATCGGTCTTATCGTTCTTATCTTTTTTCTCTTTCTTTTCCTTGTTATCTCCACCACCACCAAATCTACCACTGACATTGATACCACCACTAACAGTGGTTTTCATTTTACCTTTCTCTGAAGATGCTGACTGTGCTTGTCCTGGATTAGCAAGTGCTCTATCAACAGCACCTCTTACTGATTGGTCTGTTGCTTGTGCAGGAACAGCACCACGACTCACATTAACATCAGCAGTCCAGTTTGCTGCCTGAGCGGGTGCTCCCCCTGCCAGTGCTGCCGCTGCTGCACCTGCTATAGCAGCTCTCTTAGCAATACCAACACCTCTTCTTTTGACAGCCTTCAACCTGCTTGCGATGCTTTCTGCAAGTTCTTTATCTTCGCAAACAGATAACTGCTCCTCAAGGAAAGCAATCTCTTCTTGGATTTGTAGAAGAAGAACCTGATCAGATTCTTCCATAAATTTAGAGAATGTTTTCATCTACCTCTATGTTCCCATAGAGGTATTTATTAAATAAGCATTCCTCTCTCGTTCATATATTGGAGAGTTTCTTTCAGAGACCCACGATGCTTAAGTCCAATAGCAATTTGAGGATACTCTGCTTCATCACCAAACTCAGCACGAAATTGTTTTTCCGTAAAGTGTTTGTCTAGTTGATAAACAATAACATCATCAAGATGAATTGCTTCTAAAAGAGAAGATGCTCTTTCACATTCTTGACTGCCGTTACTATAAACTAGTGCTTGTGTCATTTTTGTTTGTGATTGAATTCGATTACATATTTTTCGTGAGTTGTTGTTCTATCAGAACAAGTATAATGTTTCAATTCACCGTCTAATATTTTACAAAGATTATCTAGTTGTAATTGAGTAATGAACTTTGTAAATTCAGGTGTTATTCCTATCCTTTCGGATCCAGGTTGGTTAAAATCATCACTCATTAGGGCGTCCTCCAATAGCATCCCACATTTGTTGTACCATATCAACAGCAGGTGGGGTCTTATAAGTCTGTGGTGGTTTTGATTTCCACTCATCAATTGCTTCCTGCGTAGGAACCGCGATTGTGAATGGTGTTCCTTCTTTTTCAAACTCCTTATTCATATCAATATATGTTTGAGGAGTAATTTTAATTTCAGTCACGTTGTCGCCAGTCGTCGGGTTTGTCTTGCTTGAACCAATCTACAATTTCATCTGCAGAACCGAACCCCGATTTGTAATTAGATGGGTCGGGGTCTCCTAGTCCCATCTTATTCATAAAATCATCCATGCTGCCCTCCTCAATATCCTGAGCAGCTTGACGACGTGCTTTATTTAACCAGTCTCTTACTGTTGTGTATGACTTGGCAAGTTTCTCTGCCCACATCATGTCAGTTAGAGAGACCTCTTCTTTATTAGCAATACATCTGCAAATGGACTCTAGTCTGAGTCTGTATTGAGTGGAGAGCATGTTAGTTGATTTTGAGTTTGTCTTTTAGATCAAGAACCTTGTTAACCTCGTTCACCGCAATAGACATTCTGTCTTGCAAAATGTCCATGATATCTCCATGGATGACTTCATTATCCACATAGTCATCGAAGTATTTGTCGATTGCCTCTTTGAGATACCTTTTGCGGTGCCACTCAGGTGAGTATGGTTTATACATGATGAGGGTAATACGTGCTAACGATCATAATGCTATTTACCAAAGATGTCAACTGCCTCCCAACTTTTTAATATGAGACAGGTTGGATCTTTGACTCTTTTTAATTTTTTTATATTCTTTAATGATTTTATCAATCTCTTGTTGAGAAATACTGACTTTCAATTCATCTTCACTCTCAAAGAAACCCAGACCACCTTTCTGAGTTTCTTCTTTTGAGTCAATATATTCATTGATGTTGGTTTGAATTTCATCACGGATCAATTCACTAATTTGATCCCTAATAATTTCATCTTTCATTTTCTCTTCTTTTCTTTCTTTGGTTTATTGCCCCATAGTTTGGGATTGACAGTGCCATATCCAAAATCAATTTTTTGCACAGCACCCTTGCCATACTTATCATAGTACATGTCAAAAAGTTTTGATGTTTTGGAGCACCTCGTTAAGTCAACGTACTCTACACCATCGACAATATACCAAATAAGTCTGGCATCATTGGGAAAAGATTTATCGTTTGCTGCATCTATTGTTGTCTTCTCAAGAAGAATTTGGCAACCGTAATCAGAAGGATTTACATCATTAATTTCTGATCCGAAACTTGCCATTTCTTCTTTTTCCTGTTGATCTACAGCAACACTCATGAACGACCACCCCAATTAATATCAGGATATGCGTCTTTTACTACATCATAAGTTATTTTATATTTAGTTTGAAGTGCCTTGTCTTTCACAAGACACAAGACCTTTGCTTCTTCTGGATGCAACCCTTCAAGCATTTGAATGAACATAGTCTCTCTACGCAAGGAGGAGAGTCCATCATTACCACCCTTCACAAAGTTATAGAGGTGCTTGTACTCCTTACGAAGAGATGTGTGATCAGTTCCAACAGGAACATCGTTCTCTTTATAAGGAACTTCACCCTCAGGAACCACAGAGATTACAGTGCTATCAAAGTTCCAGATGAACAAACTTTTGAGAGCAGGGTTAGCATACTCTTGAAGAATTTCTACCTTCTTTGCCTTGGATCTTTGCTTGCTAGCAAGTTCAAGGATCTCATGTACAAATGGGTTGGGTGGTAATTTAGGTGCAGAAGCTTTAACCGTAAAAGTTTTTTTACTCGTCGTCTTCTTCGTCGAACTCGTCATAACTGTTTTCAAATCGTACTGCTAAAATTTCGTCTGGTAATACATTTCCGTTTTCATCAAACATCTCTGGGTGAGTGTAAACGGGTTGGGTTTGGTAAATGTGCTCTTTTGCTAGCCATCCTACCACACCTCCTACGAAAAAGAACATTATAGACACCAATGTTCCTATGGTCAACGTTACTGCTAACATCTTTTGTCCTCCAGAGACTATTTCTTTCTGATGTCCAGATAGAAGTTAAGATGGAAAACAATTTCTCTACGAAAGAGAGAAACCATCTTACCGAACTTTATCTGAAAAGTTTTGGGCGGATCTGGCTTCCTCCTTCTATTGCGTATTAGTAACTCAAACCCACGATTTATGTGGGTATCAGCATTATTTAGTTTGCTTTTTCCTACGTCCTGGTCTTCGGTCATGACTATACTTCCATGCATCTTCTAAGATGCCATACAAATAATTTTTAATTTTTCTTGCTTGGGGTTTGGGAATGTGACCGTAACCTTCACGTAGTTGTTTGTGGATACTGTCTGACCCACCTGCGATGTACTCATCAAGATCCATGGTCAATTCACTGAGTTCATTCGCAGTGGTGCTTTCAATAAAAGAATCTATCTCATGTTTTTTAACTTTTGATTCTTTGAGGAAATCATAAAACTTGAGATTCATCTGTCCCTCAAAGGCATTATCGATAGCATGTTCAACAAGATCATAGATGTCGATGAGGTGTTGTTCCATTAGACTAGATTTTGCTCCCGCAAATACTTAACAGTTTCGGTACATCCACCAATCAGTTCATCGTCTTTGACAACTCTGGGAAAGGTAGCACTTTCTCCAAACTTAGCATAAAACTCCTGACGGGTGTAGTCCCTATTAAGTTTATATATCACATGCTTAATTTCTGCAAGCTCTAATACCTGCTGAACTTTGGTGCAATATGGGCAACCGTCTTTAGAATATACTGTAAATGTCATGGGTTTTTTAATGTCTTTCAAGTAAAAAAGGTTAGGCCAAGTATCTTGAATAATCTCAACCAGTTTATAAGGGGTAGTGCTGCTAATCACTCTTCACCGATGCCCAGTCTTGATCGAAAATCTCAAGACCTTTATCGGTAAGGATATGGTCATACATTTGTTCAAACACCTTAGGTGGCATTGTGCAAACTTGAGCACCATTATACCATGACCTAACAGCACGTTGAACACTGCGAATAGATGCAGACAGAACTTGAGTTCTGACACCATGGATTCGATATAGATCAGAGATGGCTCTTACCACCTCCAGACCTGCTACCTGCTGGTCGTCTAACCGTCCCACAAAGGGTGAGACATAAGTTGCCCCTGCCTTTGCTGCAAGGACTGCCTGAGGGGCACTGAAGATCAATGTGACGTTAGTCCGAATGTTATCATTAGAAAGTGCTTTACATACCATCAACCCTTCTCTAGTCATAGGAAGTTTGATAGTAGCAACGTCTCCAAACTTTTCAGCAAGACGATACCCCTCGACATACATCTCATCAAAGTTACCAACAACTTCCATACTGATATCTTTGACACCAATATCTTTAATTTGTTGATAAACATCTTCTGGTTTCTTACCAGCTTTCATAATCAAGGTGGGGTTAGTGGTAACCCCATCAATCAGACCAGTATCAAAATATTTTTCAATTAATAATGTATCAGCAGTATCAAGAAAGATTTTCATGTAATTGTGTGTGTACTTCATTCAACGTGTACCGTCCCAATCATTCCAGCACCCTTATGAGGACCACACCAATAGGTGTAGTCGCCTGCATCAGGGAATGTAACATCAAACTCTTCACCAGGCAACATGGCAAGTGCCTCATGACCGAGTTCTGGATGATCTTCAACGATGACATTATGTGGAGGAAGCATGTTGTTCACAAAGTGAACTGATTCTCCTGCCGATATTGTAACCTCTGCGGGATCAAAAATCAAGTTTCCGTTTGATCCCATTTGAACGTCTACTGCCCATGCTGGAGCAGCAAGAAAAAGTGTAGCTAAGAACGCGAAGATAAACTTCATCTAAGTTTATGCAACTTTTTTATATAGCATAAAAAAGACTCTCCGAAGAGAGTCTCTGTCAGGATATCAAAGTGCATTACCTCGGGGTAATACTTCCTCTGGAAATACAAACTGTTCATGAGGCTGATCAACTGGTGCTAACCATGCTCTCAATCCTTCATTTAAAAGTATGTTCTTTGTATAAAAAGTCTCAAATTCCGGATCTTCTGCTGCACGAATCTCTTGACTTACAAAATCATAAGCACGTAGATTAAGAGCAAGGCCAATAATCCCGATACTACTGGTCCAAAGACCCATAACAGGAACAAATAACATAAAGAAATGAAGCCACCTCTTGTTACTAAAGGCGATACCGAAGATCTGTGACCAGAATCGGTTTGCCGTAACCATTGAGTAGGTTTCTTCCTCTTGTGTCGAATCGAACGCCTTAAACGTGTTTGCTTGCTCACCGTCTTCATACAAGGTATTCTCTACTGTAACACCATGAATTGCAGAAAGCAAGGCTCCTCCCAAAATACCTGCAACACCCATCATGTGGAATGGATTAAGCGTCCAATTGTGGAATCCCTGGAGGAATAGAAGGAAGCGGAAGATCGCTGCAACACCAAATGACGGCGCAAAGAACCAACTGGACTGTCCAAGAGGATACAAGAGGAATACACTAACAAATACGGCAATAGGACCCGAAAAAGCAATCGCATTGTACGGACGAATACCTACTAAACGACTAATCTCAAACTGCCTGAGCATGAAACCTATAAGACTGAAGGCTCCGTGGAGCGCCACAAAATTCCAGAGTCCGCCCAGTTGGAGCCACCGTTGAAAGTCTCCCTGAGACTCAGGACCCCAAAGTAGAAGAAGAGAATGACCCATAGCGTCAGCTGGAGTTGACACTGCTGCCGTAAGAAAATTAGCACCTTCAAGGTAGGAAGACGCCAATCCGTGGGTATACCAGCTTGTAACAAACGTCGTGCCAGTAAGCCAGCCACCAATTGCAAGATAAGCAGTGGGAAAAAGAAGTAATCCAGACCAACCCACAAAGACAAAGCGATCTCGTTTAAGCCAGTCATCCAGGACATCGAACCATCCCCTCCGTTGTTGTTGTAATGTTGATGCTACCACTATTTAAAACCTCCTTTAGATTTTTTCTTTTCGTGTTTTTTATCCAAGACATTTACCTTACAATCATCCCAATTGCGAGCACATTCAAACCAATATGCTCTCAGTTGATCATAGTCATCAAAGATAAGTGACTGACCATTGAATTGTAATTCGTATTGATGTCTGTCGTAGGGTTCATCAGAGGTTTGTGCAAACCACTTTGGTAGTTGTGGTGGACCTGCAGACAACACCCTTTCTTCTGGATCAAGTTTTCCAATCATTAGAATAAGTACAAAAAACTTAACAATTCTGAAGAAAAAGAAAGGGGACCGAAGTCCCCTTCTTTGATTATTTAATTTTTAGATCAACCGATGCTAGGTGCGGTGAGTGCCACAGGAGTGGACTCAGCAGCAGCAAGGTCAAGGGGGAAGTTGTGAGCATTGCGCTCGTGCATGACTTCCATACCCAGACCAGCACGGTTGAGAACGTCAGCCCAGGTGTTCAGGACTTTGCCCTGACTGTCCATGATGGACTGGTTGAAGTTGAAACCGTTCAGGTTGAATGCCATGGTGGAGACACCAAGTGCAGTGAACCAGATACCGATAACAGGCCAAGCAGCAAGGAAGAAGTGCAAGGAACGGGAGTTGTTGAACGATGCATACTGGAAGATCAGACGACCGAAGTATCCATGAGCAGCAACGATGTTGTAGGTCTCTTCTTCTTGACCGAACTTGTAACCATAGTTCTGGGACTCGTTCTCAGTGGTTTCACGAACCAGTGAGGAAGTAACCAGAGAACCATGCATTGCACTGAACAGTGAACCACCGAAAACACCTGCGACACCCAGCATGTGGAAGGGGTGCATCAGGATGTTGTGCTCTGCCTGGAAAACAAGCATGTAGTTGAACGTACCAGAGATACCCAAGGGCATCGCATCAGAGAAAGAACCTTGACCGAAAGGATAGACCAGGAATACTGCGGATGCTGCTGCAACAGGTGCAGAGTATGCAACACAGATCCATGGACGCATACCAAGACGATAAGAAAGTTCCCACTCACGACCCATGTAGGCATAGATGCCAATCAGAAAGTGGAAGATCACCAGCTGGAAAGGACCACCGTTGTAAAGCCACTCATCCAGAGATGCAGCTTCCCAGATTGGGTAGAAGTGAAGTCCAATTGCGTTAGAAGAAGGAACAACAGCACCAGAAATGATGTTGTTACCATACATGAGTGAACCAGCAACGGGTTCACGGATACCGTCAATATCGACGGGAGGTGCTGCCACGAAGGCAACGATGAAGCAAATGGTTGCTGCCAACAGAGTTGGGATCATCAGCACACCGAACCAACCGACATACAGACGATTGTTAGTTGAAGTTACCCACTCGCAGAAGTTTTCCCAAGTGGATTGCGATTGTTGTTTTGAAAGAATAGATTGAGCCATTTTTGAAAAAGGGTTACGTATGAGTTCGGGGGAACGAACCGATATTAGTATTCCCACACCACCCTCCAGTGTGGGTATGAGAGACGTGCTTTATACACCCTATAGGTCTCGGTTTGGGGTGTTACAACGGTCTAAGAAACGTTACATTCCTTAACGTGTTGATGTATTTATGATACTACGGTTTTCCGTCCCCGTCAAGCCCCTACTTGGGTTTCTTTACCTTATAGGTTTTTAGATATTTATTCTAACATACCATTTCCTAAATACTTCCAGTGTTAATACTCTAGGTTAATGAAGAAAGCGTTAATAGCTTTTGGAATGTTACTGATGACCGCAGGTGCAGCAAATGCTGGCGGACTTGTTACTAAACATGCTTCTTCAGTCC